TGACTGCCACGCTGTACGCCGTCCCTGCCAGGGTGATCGTGATATTCTCTGCCGTGCTTGATCCAGTCGTAACTGTCAGCGTTTGGATCTCGCGCACCCCGCCCGTGCTGTGCAGGATGCCGAAGCTCGTACCGTTGTAGCCGTAGAAGAAACCCGACTCAGCCGTGCCGCAACCTGCAACGAGGATTGAGTTTGCAACTGGCTCGCTGAACATCATGGTGAAGCGATTGACAACGCCCTGCCCTGCACGATAGCGCAGGCGCGCCCTCGACTGCAAGGTGCTGAAGCTCAATGCCGTGGTGCCAGTAGAACACTTGAATAGATTATCCGTACCCGTTGCCGTGGCTGACGATGCGCCACCCGTCAAGTGACCGACCGTGGTCAGCATCTCTAGGTCATTGATGCCGTACACTGAGTCCACCTGGAAGATCGGTTCGAGGCTTTCCGTATGGATGGAACCAAACGGTAGGCGAGGCGAGTGAATGGCTACCTCATGATGCCCCTCCGCATCATATTGCGGAGCGACAGCCTCGCCAGAGCTGTATCGCCCCACGAGGTTTTCTATATCTCTTTTTTGTGAGCCTGTGCCTGCCATTGTAATCCCTATCGGTAAAAGTAGCCCCCGCCCGCGAGGACGAGCAGGCGGGGGCTGTATGTTACCGGTTACCCTTAGGTGGTAGTGGTGGTAACAGGTGCGTCAGTTGCGCCAACGCCATCGGATACGACAATTTCAATGCCGAATGCCTCAGACGGGAACGGAGCCGGGGCGCCGGTCACGTTCGTGGCCGTGCGCGACTGCTGGAGTTCCTTGTGGCTGGTGCGATCCATAAAGATATGGGTCGGCTGGCGGCCTGCGGGGAATAGCGAGATGGCCGAGCTGATCAGATCATCCGTCAAAACATCGTCGGAAGTACCGTCGAGGTTGTAGATACGGGCGACCGTGTTGATAGAGCCAAACTGAACGCCGAGCCAGGACATAATCGGCAACTGCCAAGCAGCGTAAGAAGCCGAGCCGTCATAGACGCTAACCTGGTCAAGTTCGCCAAGTTCTAGTTCGCCATTGCTGACCATAGCAACATCGGCAGGAGTCGAGCGAACAAGCCAGACATTCTTGCCGGCAGCACCACCGCTGTCAACAACCATCGTGTCACCGACGTCATCGGTGTACTCCCAGTCTTCCAGACCGTTGAAGCCGTTGGCATCATTGTTGGTGCCTTGGAAAAACTGCTTTTCAGCGGAGAAGAAGGCAGCACGCAGAGCAGCATTAGCACGGGCAGCCATGTAAGCGCCCTCGCCACCCTTGAATGCCTTCGTGGCAGCCTGGTCGATGCGAACAGTGGCGTCCAACAGTTTCAAGCTGGCAGTGACCTGCTCGACCGTTTCGGATGCGTTGTCAAGACCAGCGCCGATAGCACGGAAAGCCGAGCCAGCTGCGACGGTTTCGCGCATGTATTTGTGATCCGTACCCTGCGTGGACATGACAGCGGCCAGTGCGCGCATTGCGGGAGCGTCATCAAACAAGTTGCTGACGTCAATGTCGAAGTTGTTGGCATCGGAAAGCTCCAGGATGCCGGCGAGTGTATCAGCTACGTTAGCCATTTTTTATACCTCTTATTTGCGGAAGTTGTCAAACTTCTCTTGAAGACCTGCGGCGAGACTGACCTTTTTGGTTTTGGCCGACTCACCGTCTGCGAATGCAACCGCGTTGGATGCGGTGCGCGGGTTTGCGGAAAGCTCCGCGATCTGTGCTTTTGCGTTGGCAAGCTCATCGGCCTGCTGTTCAAAAGCGAGACGAAGGGCATCCTCGTAGCGGCCATTATTGGCAACCACTTCGGCAGCAACCTCAGCGCCGAAATCAGTCACCATGCGGGTGAACTCAGCGGCACTGAATTGCGTGTCTTCTTCGTCTTCCTCGACCTCCGCTTCCACAGACTCGACAGCCTCAACGGCCTCCACTGCTTCGACTTCGACAGCCTGGTTCAATTCGGTGGCTTCCTCTTCCACCGTATCGGGGGTGGCGACAGTCTCAGCCGCCTCGACCGCTTCGACAGCCTCAACGGCCTCCGCGCTCAATTCTTCGGGCTTGCTCATAGTGTCGCCAGCCTCCTGTTCTTGTGTTATCTCCTTGGCGGCAACGGTGCCGCTTTCGGAAAGTAGTGAAGTGCTCGTCTGGGCGTCGTAGCCATAAAGCGTTACAGCGACCCCTCTCAACGGCCATTTACGGACGATCTGCGACTCCCCCGCCAGCTCATAGCCGTTTACCATTGCCGACTTGCCCGCCGGCACGCGCTCGACCTCGATGCCGTCGCCGCCAAAGTTGATGGATGCCTCGTATGGGATTCCCGCACGCATTTGGCTTAGGATCTTGCTTGCGCGGTCGCCTTCCTGGGTGCTGACAATCGCGCCCGATGCATATAGGCCGTCTTCCTCAACCTCGAACTTGTTCAAGTAGCCAATCGCCTCACCAGTGTCGTGGTCGAAGTCAATCGGCAGGCGGCTCTTGCCGTTCAAGTTGAATCCGTTCAAATCGTGCGCGACATTGCCCCACCAGTGATGCTCTATCGGTTGGCTGCTGCGTGCCAATAGCTTTACTGGTGCGGTTTTCGCGTCTTCTCCGTTGTCGCCCAGGTGGGCAAACTCGGCACGCAGCGTGCAAGCCGCGCGCGGGATAGCCGTCAAATCTGGCTTACTCATCTGCGTCCGTCTCCGTTTGTTCGACTTGGGCCTCAATTAGTGCCTCTTCGTCTTCTGTTTTGATCGTCAGAGGTTTGCGCACGCCGTCAGTTTCAGCCCAGTATGCGCGGGCAGCGTCAGACAGTGGCGGCAGGTCGAATAGGTCGCGCAGATATTCCTCGTCAGCGACTTGCGGAGTGATCGCACCAGCACGAACGCCAACCCCGTATGCGTCAATGAATGCTTTTAAGTCTTTTAGTTCAGCCATCGGTTGCCCGCTTGTACCTGTTCGCCGTCTTCCATCTCTTCGGCCTCGACCTCTTCGCCTTCGATCTCGTTGTCAATCTGTGCAATCGTCTGTTGCCCAGGGTTGCCCTTCACCAAGTCAAGCCCAAGCTCGTCGGCCAGGTTTTCTTCTGCCGCCAACTCGCGTGCAATGTCTTCAAAGCTGACCCCGTGGCGCCGTTTCACGATGCGGCTGCGGCTGTCCAAACCGTTAGCAATCGCAACCGCGTCCCCGTTGACCTCTTTTAGCTTGTCGAGCCAGGGGGTGCTTTGCCCAGTCCACTCGATGCGGTCGTTTAGTGCGTCTGCGCTGGCGATACCTGCACCCGTTGCAAGGTTTCTGAGCGTTGCGTCTTCCATCCACCAATCGCCAAGAATCCACTCATATACCTCTTCTAGAATCTCGCAGTTTTTCTTCCGTTTGTGCTGCGCGCTCTTTTCGTATTCTTCGCGGTCTGCAATGCGCGCGGAGAAGCTGGCCGACATGCTGTCGAATGCGGTATACGGGATGTCAAGAGCCAACAGGATTAGCCGAATCATCAACATCGAGTAGTCAGTAAATTCCTGTGCGGGCGTATTGCTCTCAATCGGCTGCACGCTCTCGCCTGGATCCATGTCAAACATCGTCAGGCCGCTGGGGTCGAACTCGTAGCGGTTCTCGGCAGTTTGGACGCCGTTCGCGTCGGTATCGTAGTCCAGGCTTTCCGTTGTCGGGAATCCGTCAGTGGCTTCGCTGGTCGTGGCGCGATTGATCTGCAAGCCCAGGATCGCGTGAAACTTGATTTTTAGCTGCGTCCACTCAAATGCCTCATGTGCATCGGTACACATGTTGAGAGCCGACGCAAGCGGGCTGATGCCGCGCGTTTGGTCGAAGCGGGAATAGAATCCATCAAAGCACATTTGGTCTGCTGGGATCATGCCTGCGAACTCAAAGCCGCCACCGCCACCCGTGTCGCGATTCCAAACCGCGTAGCCAGTCGTGGCGCCGAAATTGTCAACCGTTAGGCCGTGCTCGTTGGTGCCTTCCGCTTCTCGGATGCGGTCGCCTTCAATGCCTTGCAGGTAGCCGCCCTCGACCTTGTGCAGCCCGCAGTCGCCGTCCGTCACTTTCAGCATCTCAAATAGACGCATCATGCTGTCTCGGGAATGGCGCTTGGCTACGTCAAAGTTACGCT